AGAAGGATTATTTGGTGGATTCTATTTTGATGAAGAAGTATTCACAGACATGATGCAGGAAGCAGATTATTTTTCAAATCCAATTATGGCTTCAGGTGTTGTTCAGCAGGATGCATCTATTATGGATTTGATTGGTTCAAAGGGTAATGTGGCAACAATCCCTATGTATAAGGCACTTAATATCCATGATGAAAATATGGGTGCATTAAACAATGATGGTTTAACAGATAACGTACCAGTTGAGATTTCAGGTGAAAAGCAGACTTGTATGCTTATTCAGAGAATGAAGGCATTCAAGGCAAAGGATTTCACTAAGGAATTAACTGGTGCAAATCCATTAGACAACATCAAGGGCAAGATTCAGAATTACTATACACAGGTATGGGAAAATGAGTTAATGAACATTGCAAAGTCAGTACTTGGCTTAAAAGCATTAGAAGATCATGTACTTGATTTAGCTGTGACAGAGGGAACAGTTGCTGACACAAACAAGATTGCTGAAACAACATTAATTGATGCAGAGCAGCAGGCACTTGGTGATATGGCAGGTGGTCTTGGTCTTATCGTTCTTCATTCAAAGATTTTTGCAGCCTACAAGAAAATGCAGCTTGTTGAGTATGACAAGTTTACAGTAGGTGACGGAGTGAAGAAGGAAGTTGTTCTTCCTCATATCGGTGGCAAGATTCCACTTGTAACAGATTATTACACAGTTGATAACACTGTTGCAGGATTCCCTGTATTCAGCACTTATTTATTCGGTGAAGGTGCATTCAAGTCTGCTGACAAGAAGAACTACGAGAAGCAGTACACAACAAATTATGATCCTGAAAAAGCAGCAGGAACAGATATGTTCTACACTAAGCAGGGTAAGGTTCTTCATCCAAATGGTGTATCACTTGCAGTTGATAAGATTGCAAAGGAATCACCAACATTTGCAGAACTTGGAACATCTGCAAACTGGTCACTTAAATTCAATCCAAAGAATGTCAAGATGGGTGTTATCAAAACTAATGGCTAATAGAAGGGAGTGTTGGCAATATGAATAAATTCATTATTGTTGATGGGCTTCCTTTTTTATATGCCAATGGCAAGGCATTCAGGGTTAGATGGGATGATAAAGGCTTCACAGTGGGTTCAGAGGTTGAATTGGCTTTTGAACCTTCTGCTATCTATTCAGAGTTATCCATCAAAGCCAAGTGTGCCAATCTTGACAGCATAGGAAGCGAGAAGAAGGCAGCAAGAAAAAAGCCTGTTAAAGAATAGGTGGTGTTCCTATGATTATTTCAGTTGAGGAATTAAAGCAATTTATCACAACAGATAAATCTGAACAGGTGCTTGAAGTTATGCTTCAGGCACTTGAACAGAATATCAGAAAATATACCAACAACAGATTCCATCAGAAGCCATTTGTAAGGATTCATGCAGACATTATTGCAGGTGTATTTGTAACAGGTGAACCAATACCATTCAAAGTAGGTGACACAATTCAGGTGTCAATGGGTGATGTTGCAACAGATTGTGGCATTTACACCATTACTGAAATACAGGGTGACACATTCCTTGTAAAAGAGGATATTGACGATTATGCAAATGCAACTATATCCAAAGTCAAATATGGTGCTGATGTGAAGATGGGTGTTGTGAACCTTGTGAAATGGGATTTGGAAAACAGGCAGAAAGTCGGTATTCAATCAGAAACCATCTCAAGGCATTCTGTAACGTATTTCAACATGGATGGAGATAATTCAACAATGGGTTATCCAAAGTCTTTGCTTGGCTTCCTAAAGCCTTACAAGAAGGCTAGGTTCTAGGGGGTGCTTATATGATAATTGGCAATATGACAGCTATGCTTCAGGTAAGAACCACAACACAGAACAAAATCGGTGAAGATGTGGAATCATGGGAAGATGTGATTGATTTAAAAGGTTTTCTTGATTTATCTTCAGGGGAATCAAAATACACCACATACAATGCAAAGATACAGGAATCAACACATATTTTTATATGCGATTATAAGCCCATTCCTGAATTTATTGAAGTAAATGGTGAATTAGTCAAGGTTACTTCAGAAAATGCAAGGATGGTGGCAAATTCGCAGAATTATGATGTGGTTCTGATTGATAACCCTATGGAATTGAACCAACACTATGAAATTTATCTTAAATATACAGGGGGGCAGTGATTATGTCAGTGAAATTGATTGATAACAGTATTGCTGTAAAAGCTGCCCTTGATGATGCTTGCATTGCATATCTGTATGAAGCAGGTGGTGAATTAACAGCACAGGCAAAGAGGAATACAAGGGTTGGAACAGGGCAGTTGAAGGGGCATTGGCAATATGATGTTGATGAATTTGAAGGTGTCTGCACTGTAGGAAATCCACTTCAGAATGCAATATGGGAAGAGTTTGGAACAGGTGAATATGCCTTAAAAGGTGATGGAAGAAAAGGTGGATGGACTTATCAGGATGATAAGGGCAAATGGCATCATACATTTGGTAAAACACCAAGTAGAGCATTGCACAAAGCATTCACATCATTGAAATCTGCCTTAATCAACAGGGCAAAACAGGTGATAGGGGGCAAGATGAAATGACGATTGAAGCATTAGATGTAATAAAGAATGCCATGTCTGAAATGGGGCTTGCTTACAGCCTTGTTGAAAGAAAGGCAAAGCCTGTATATCCATATTTCACAGGTGAATATCAAGAGATAGAGCCATTAAGTGAAGATGGAAAGGAAGAAACCACATTCTTATTGAATGGGTTTTCAAGAGCAGATTGGCTGTCTTTAGAAGAAGCCAAGGCAAAAATAAAAGAGAAATTTGATCCAAAAGGTGGATTGATAGTCACTACAGAAACAGGAAGTGTGGTGGCTATTTTTTATTCTGATAGTTTAGTCATTCCAACAGAGGATGCAGAACTCAAAAGAATGCAAATTAATTTAACTATAAAAGAATGGAGTGTGAAATAAATGATAGCAGGAAGATCAGGAGTAACACAGGGAACACCTGAAAAAATTATGCTTGGTGCAGGTACAGTGCATAGAGGATTGGCATACACAGCAGGCACAGGTTGGAACTTTGCTGAATCATTAGTTGGTGCAACTAATGGTGGTTCAACATTAACTATCACACCTGAATTTTATCAGGCTGCTGTTGATGGTGTAAACATACCAATCAAGGAACTCACAGACAAGATAGGTGAAAAAGCAGAACTTGCAACCAATTTTGCAGAAATATCAGAAGAGATTATTCAGGCAACAGCACTTGCAGAGATTTTAGAAAGTGATGATGATACAAAGGTTCTTTTAGAATCTAAAGCAAATCTTTCAGAAGGTGACTTTTGGGAGAATATTGCCTTTGTTGGTAAGACATTAAAGGGCAAGGAAATCATTGCTATCTTAGATAATGCCTTATGTACTTCAGGTTTATCCCTTCCAGGTACTAACAATGAAGGTGCAGTTGTTGCAGCAACATTTGGTTGTTATGCATCAATAGAGCAGGGCAACCTTGATAAGTTACCTTGGCACATCTATTATCCAAAAGCAACAGTATAAGGGGGGATAGTAGATGAAGGCAGATATTAAGGTTAAAGTTGTGAAGTCATTCATTGACAAGACAACACAGAAGGTCAGAAAGCTTAATGAAGAGTTTTCGGTGACAGAAGAAAGATTCAAAGAGATAGAAAAAGCAGGGCATTATGTTGAAGCCCTGCCTGAAAAGGAAACAAAGGTTTCTGAAAAATAGAAAGGTAGGATTTGAGTATGAGTGAAACAGTTGTAAAATATGAATTAAGAAAATTATGTGCAAGGGATATATTCCCTGTTTCAAAGATTCTTTCAAAAATAGGAATTAAAGAATTTAAAGAGTGCTTTAATTCTGACGAAGTAAAAGAAGCTATCAAAGAAATGCAAAAGGCATCAAAGGATGATACACCAAATGTTGATGTATCGGAAATAGGGCTTACAGTTGCCCTTGGTGTGGCAGATGTGCTTCTTAACAACATTTCAGCTTGTGAAGAATATATCTATCAGCTTTTATCAAGTCTTTCAGGAATATCCAAGAAAGATATTGCTGAACTTCCAATGGATGTGTTTGTGGCAATGATTATTGATGTAATCAAAAAGGAAGAATTTAAAGATTTTATTCAGGCTGTTTCAAAATTACTCAAATAAACTACTTCAAATTCATGGACTTGCTGTCAAAAAGATATGCAAGTCCTTTTTTGTTGTTAGAAGAATATATTGAAGCAGGTTGTTTGGCAGAGTTCATTGAAGAACTCATTGAGATTGTCAATCAGGAAAATGAAGATCAGACAATGTGGGATATTTATTTGCACAAAGTTTATGACAAAACATTTGATGAATTTGTAAGACAGTGCAAGCAACAAAAAGAACCTGAAAAACCTGTGGATTTTGAAACAGCTATCAATAATTCAATAAGCATATTGGAAGGTTTTGTGCCTGAATAGAAAAGGTGATTAGCATGGAATTGTTCAAATTATTTGGCAGTATAGCCATAGACAATACTAATGCTAAACAGGCAATAGAAGAAACCACATCTGAAGCAAAGGCATCAGAGAAAGAAGTATCAGATGCCTTTTCGAAGATAGGTGGAGTGGCAAGCAAGATTGCAACAGGAATTGGAGTTGCAGGCTTGGCAATCGGTGGGGCATTCATTGCCACTATTGAAAGTACAAGAGAATACAGGAAGGAAATGGGCTTGCTTGAATCGGCATTTGCCACAGCAGGGCTTTCTTCCAAGAATGCAAAAGATACTTATACAGAATTGAATGCAGTGTTGGGTGATAGTGGACAGGCAGTGGAAGCATCACAGCACATTGCACTTCTTGCTGATAATGAAAAAGAATTGAGTACATGGACAAACATAGCAACAGGTGTGTATGCAACATTTGGTGAGAGTTTGCCAATAGAAGGACTTACCGAAGCTGCAAACGAAACAGCCAAGACAGGTACTGTGACAGGTTCACTTGCTGATGCCCTTAATTGGGCTGGTATAAGTGAAGATGCGTTTAATGATAAGCTTGCTAAATGCACAACAGAGCAGGAAAGACAAGATTTAATCATGAACACCTTGAACAAGACATACAAGAAGGCTTCAGATCAGTACAAGGAAACCAACAAAGATGTGATTGAATCTGAAAAAGCACAACAAAGGCTGACAGATGCAATGGCACAGCTTGGTGCAATCGGTGAACCTATCATGACAGCAATTAAGGATAAGGTTGCTGAAATGGTGGAAGTAGCTGTTCCAAAGCTTCAATCATTTGTTGACAAGGTGAAGGATATAATCACATGGGTTCAAGAGAATGGAGAAACTATTAAAATGTGGTCAGGAATTATTCTTGGGGCTACTGTGACGATAGGAACATTCTTGTTGATTCTTAATTGGTCAAAGATTATGACAGCAGCAGCCAATGCAGTGAAGGTTGTCAGAACAGCCATATTGGGAATGAATGCAGCTATGCTTGCAAATCCTATAGGCTTGATTGTGGCACTGATAGCAGGGCTTGTGGCTGCATTTATTTATCTGTGGAACAATGTTGAAGGCTTCAGAAAGTTTTGGCTCAAGGCTTGGAACACTATCAAAGATGGTGCTGTGAAAGCTTGGAACTCAATCAAAAAAGCCCTTGGCAATATCGGTTCATGGTTCAGCGATAAATTCAAACAAGTACAAAAGGCAGGCAAGGATGCATGGAACGGAATCAAGAATGCATGGAACAGTGCAGGCAAATGGTTCAGCAACATGGCATCTAAAATCAAAAATGCCTTTTCAAATATCCCTTCATGGTTCAGAAGCAAGTTTCAACAGGCTTGGTCAAATATCAAGTCCGTATTCAGTGGTTGGGGTTCTTTCTTTGGTGGGTTATGGACAAAAATCAAGTCAAAATTCAGTTCCATTGGTTCTTCATTAGGAAAATCAATGGGTAATGCTGTGAAATCTGCCTTGAATAAGGTCTTATCAACCATAGAAAGCACCATAAACAAGGGAATAGGGCTTATTAACAGTGCTATCAAGCTTGCAAATAAGCTTCCAGGAATCAATGTTGGAACTGTTAAGAAATTATCATTGCCAAGACTTGCTGAAGGTGGTGTTCTGAAGAAAGGTCAAGTGGGTATTCTTGAAGGTTCAGGGGCAGAAGCTGTTGTGCCTTTAGAGAAGAACACACAATGGATTGATAGAGTTACAGCCAAGTTTGAAGAACGTATGCACACAACAGATAATTTGTCAAATTCAATACTTATAGAACGGATAAACACAGTGATTTCCTTATTAGAACAGCTTTTGTCAATGGACATAAGGCTTGATTCAGGTGTTTTAGTAGGGGAATTAACACCAAGAATTGATGCAAGGCTTGGTGACAAATACAAACATATTCAAAGAGGTAACACACGATAATTCGTGTGTTTTTTTAATACACAAAAGAAGGGGGTGAATCCCTTATGGAATTGTTTAAATTGTTTGGAACAATAGCAATAAACAATTCAGAAGCAAACAGTGCTATAGATGCGACAACAGGCAAAGCAGAAACAGGTCAGGGAAAGATGGTTGATGCTTTCAAAAAGATTGGAAGTGCTGTTGTAACATATTTTGCAGTTGATAAAATCAAGGACTTTGGGCTTGCCTGTATTGAAGCAGCAGCAGATGCAGGTGCAATGGAATCACAGTTCACACAGGTATTTGGTGACATGGAAAGTGCAGCATCAGACAGCCTTTCAGCTATTGCAAAAGAAACAGGTGTCCTTGAAAATCGTATGAAAGGTTCATACACCAAAATTGCATCATTTGCAAAGGTGTCAGGTATGGACACAGCAGAAGCCCTTGATCTTGCAAACAGGTCAATGATTGCCATTGCAGATAGTGCAGCCTTCTATGATAGGTCACTTGAAGAAACCACAGAAAGCTTGCAATCATTCTTAAAAGGAAATTATGAGAATGATTCAGCCCTTGGTGTGTCATGTACTGAAGTAACACGAAACACAAAAGCAAATGAATTATACGGACAATCATTCAATGATTTGTCAGAAGCACAAAAACAGCTAACATTGCTTGCTATGGTTGAAGAAGCCAATGAATTAGGTGGTGCAATGGGGCAGGCTGCAAGGGAATCTGAAACATGGACAAACCAGACAGGCAATCTGAAGCAATCATGGACAGATTTTCTTGCTGTAATAGGTAAGCCTGTGTTAGAAAAAGCAATTCCTATAATCAAAGGCATAGCAGATGGCATTGCATGGTTTACTGACAAAATCAAAGAAGGTGAAGGTGCATCAGCAATCTTTGTTGATGTGTTGGAATCCATATTTGGTGAAGAAAAAGCAACACAGATTCAGGACTTTTTCACAGGGCTACAAGAAACCTTGCAACCACTCATTGAAGTATACCTTGCAGGGCTAGTTGAAAAGTTTGAAATGCTTGGAACATGGTGGGAAGAAGTCATCTTACCTGCATTAACAAGCTTGTGTGAGTGGTTCACACAGGTAGCAACTACTATTGGTGAGAATGTAGCACCTGCCATTGAGGATATTGCAACTAAATTCATTGAATTATATCAAACTGTGGAAGAGGTCATTGTGACATACATTATTCCATTCATTCAGTCACTGATTGGAATGGTTCAGGAACTGTGGGAAGAAAACCAAGATAAAATCACCAAAATTGGTGAATTATTCAGAACTGTGTTTGATGCCATTGCAGGCTTGGTGGCATGGTTCGTTGACATATTCAAAGGCTACATAGTGCCATTTTTCACATGGCTGATTGAGTGTGTCGAAAATAACCTTGGTGCAATCAAAGATTATTTCCAAAGTATCTTCGACTATATCGGTGGAATTGTAGACTTTTTTATCGCATTATTCCAAGGTGATTGGTCAGGAATGTGGGAAGCAATCAAGGCTACAGGTCAAGCAGCCCTTGACATAGTAGTGAATGCCTTCTATGCTGCATGGTCAGTGATATGTGAGGTATTCAGCCCATTAACTGACTTCTTTTCAAATATTTGGGAATCAATCAAAACAACCTGTTCAGATGCATGGGATGCAATTACATCAATGTTTGGTGAAGTCGGTGTTGCAATCGGTGATGCTGTCACAGGTGCTGTTAAAACTGCAATTAATGGTGTCCTTAGTGGTGCAATCGGTATAATTAACGGATTTATTGATGCAATCAACAGTGTCATAGGTGTAATTAACGAGATTCCAGGTGTAGAACTTGGCAAGCTTGCAAGCTTAGATGTGCCACAACTTGAAAAAGGTGGTGTCCTTGAAAAAGGTCAGATAGGACTTCTTGAAGGTAATGGTGCAGAAGCTGTTGTTCCTTTGGATCAGAACAAAAAGTGGATTTCAAAAGTTGCAGAAGATATGGAAGCTGAAGTTGGTGGTGGAAAGAAGCAGAATGAAAAGCTTGATAGAATGATTGAATTGATGGAAAACATTCTTGAAGTGCTTCCTAGTCTTATGGATGGTGTAAGTCTTGGCATCAACAATAGAGAGTTTGCAAGACTAGTAAGGCAGGTGAATTAAGTGCTTGAAAAGTTTAAATATATCAATCATATAAATGAATCTATTGAGTTTGGCAAGAATGGGCTATATGTCAATTATAATGACTTGCGTAATTATGATTGGAATGTAACATCAGCAAACAACAAAATATCTTCATTCAAAAAGGGGGTAGTCACAAAGACTATCCCTGTAATTATATATTGCAGAAATGAGAGTGAAGGGCTTGCAATCAAGAACAGAATCTTTGAGGTATTTGAAAAGGATGTGCTTGCAAATAAGCATGGCAGAATCATCATTGGTGATTACTGTTTGAAGTGCTTTATAACAGGAAGCAAAAAGACAAAATACCTTCAAAACAAAGGCTATCTTGAATTAAGCCTGACAGTACAGACAGATTATCCTTCATGGATCAAAGAAACAACAGTTATATTCAATACAACATCAGGAAGCACATCTGATTATCTTGATTATGAATATGATTTTGAATATGACTATGCTTCAGAACTTAACAATATTTATATCAACAATGTTGGATTTGTGGACACTGATTTCAGAATGGTCATATATGGCTTCATATCAAATCCCAAAATATACATTGATGGTCATGAATACAATGTTGATGTGACTATATCAACAGGGGAATACCTGACTATTGATTCAGTTCAAAAAACCATTGTACTTACTAGATATAATGGTGAACAGGTAAATTGTTTTAATCAAAGGAACAGGGATTCTTTCATATTCCAAAAGATTAAACCTGGTACAAGCATAGTAACCTGTGAAGGGGCATTGAAGGCAGACATTACATTGATTGAAGAAAGGAGTGAACCAAAATGGATTTAATCTATGCTGATGCAGACAGAAAAGATATTGGTGTATTAGATGACTATAATTTCGATCTTGCATTTGGTAAAGATGAAAACAATTTTGATTTAACTGTACCAATCGAAAACAATGTATGTGCTGCTGATTATATCGTTTATGTTGAAGGCACTGAATATGGTGGAATCATTGACAAAGTAACTGTTGATACAGGGAAAAGAACCATAACATACAGTGGCAGGACATGGCATGGAATATTGGCAGGGAAGGTTGTTGAGCCTGAAGGTGATTATCTTGTTTTATCAGGTGATGCAAATGCTGTTATTGGACAGCTAATAAGCAGGGCAGGGCTTGAAGGACTTTTTCAGGCTGAAACAAATCATTCAGGCTTAGAAATTCATGGATTCCAAGTAAGATATAGTGATGCTTACAGCACCATGAAAAAGATGCTGAAAGCACCAACAGGGAAACTAAAAATGGTATACAGAGAAGGCACAGTGAAGATTTCTGCTGTGCCTTGGATTGATTACAGCCAAAGGGATGATTGGGATTCGTCACAGCTTACCTTTAACATTTCACAGAACAACAAGCCTATTAATCACCTTGTTTGCCTTGGTGTTGGTAATTTGAAAGACAGAAAAGTGATTCATCTGTTTTCAGGTCAGAATGGTGGAATAATGCCATATACAACAAAGGAAGTTCCTGTTCAGGATTCAGACTATATCTTGGACAAATCACAACAGGTCATGTTTGGTGATGATGAGGTTGCAGAAGTATATGATTATTCATCAGCACAGACAACAGAAAATTATATATTGCTAATCAATAAGCCTGATAATTGGGATAAAGTATTTCCTAACTACTATTCACAGGAAGAAGATAAAATGAAAAATCTTGAATTGGTGGACAGGGATGTTTATACATTGCAGTTATCAGAGCCTGATGATT